GTAAATAACTTACTTCGTCTGGATAGAAACGTGGTGTCCCTATGTTCATATTTGCCATCTTATGATACCTTTATTGCTTTGATTGAACAGCCGTTTACTGTTTTTGTAATGTCTGCTACTATAAAATAACCGGTCATTGCAGCACCATATATTTTTAATGTTGATGACCAATTACTAAAATCTATTATATCCCCAATTTCAATATGGTTATATTTTGGACGAATGCAAGAAAATTGAATTGTATTTTTCCTGTCTTTCATTAATGCTAATAACGCTTCAGCTAATTTAGTTGCAGTTGTTGAATCAAGAATTTCATTTGCTTCAATCTCAAGTTTCATTGTTTGATTAAATCCATTAACAGTTGTCCCTTGTGACGTTGAATCAGTTGCAGTTGCTTCAGATTTATTTTGATTTGCTCCGTAATCGTGACTATACTTAACTAAAATAGAGTTTTTTACATTACCAAGTGATGTTTTATTTATATTTCTTAATTCTATGTCACTAAAATCAATAGTTTGATCTGATGAGGAATAATCGTTCGTTGCTCTCAATGTTTTAATTTTAAATTTTCCATCACCGCTAATAAATACATAAGAAAAACAAAGTCGCCCAAGACGTTCAAAAATATCTTTTGAATTAATAAATTTATATTGTGCAAAAGCAAACTTTACATCACCAACTGCATCTTCATATATGTCGCCTAAATAACCATTGCTTGTGTTTCCGGACGTATCAAAAGTCGCATAATCAATATTTGAAGAGCCAAGACTTAATTCATCACGAATAATATCTTCAATTATAAAAACAGGATTTTCAATTAAATCGTTTTCAGCATATCCATTGTCTCCGCTTTCTCCACTACCTCTGTCATCTGCATCAATATAAGAACCATACTTGCGACCTTTTCCAGAATAATAAACATAATCTATTTTAGAAGGTGTAAAGCCGGTAATTGTTCTTGAATAAATATTATAATCGTAACCCATTTGTAAAGTTTGTTCTGGTGTCATATATCCCTGTTGGACTGTCATATTTATTGGTCCACCTTCATACAATTCAGTTATATCGTGTGGATCAATATCTTCAAGTGTAAAATCAACAACAATTCCAGATTCTACTACTTGTGCAGATTCGTTTGCACTTCCTGCCATTAAAGTATATTTCAATGATCCTTCAAAGTCCCAAGTTGTTGTTTTACCAGAATACAAAGAACCAATGTTTGTTTTGACTTCTGAATTACTTGACATTGAATCAATATCAACATTTGTTGAATTTTTAGTAAATCGAAAAACATCGTCATCTTCACCGGAAATATCTGTAACTGTTCCAAAACGAACTAAAGTATTTACTGCACTATAATTTCCCAATTTATTTATTTGTGGTAATGCAAAAGTCATTGTTGCAGTTGACGGATTAGTCGTTGCACCATTTGCTGTCCAAGTTGCTAAAGTAGAAAATGATCCATCGCTTGTATTTTCTTCATCTGCAACTGCTGCACTTCCCGTTGTACTCTCAGAAGCAATATTTGACAAGCTTAAAGGCACAAATACCGAAGCCGCACTTCCTCTGTATTCAATTTCTGGATTACCACCAACGTCTATTGTTCCGGTTAATGTAGGATAATAACCATTTTTATATATATAAATATTCTCATTATCTAAAGTATGAATGGCTTGACTGTCTGCTAATGCTTCAGAACCTTCTTCTTGTACGTCCCATTTATCTGTGATTATAGCCGGAAATGCTCCTTTATAAAAGTTGTAAAAGCGATCAAAGTGTGAAGTTGGAATTGTACCAATATCACCTTTTTCGTGAGAATCTCCATATGCCATTGGGATTGGTTTCCCAATATTGTTAGCGGGTGCGTTTGTATAAGTTGATGCAACGACTGTATTGGTTGGAACTCTTTTATGGTATTTAGAAGTGTTGTCAAATAAAGTTAATGTGACATTATTAGAGTCATAATTTATATCACCAGAGATAACACCAGAAGCAATCATTCTTGCAGCCGTATCTAAAGTTGATGTATTATTAGCATTAAGAAATAATTCCCACTTACGATTAACAAAGTTATTAGTAGCAAGTAGATCGGAAAACCTACCACCTTTAATTGAGTTTTCGCTATTTATAAGCGTAACACCCATATTGCCAATTGTTGTAGTAAAATTAAAAAAATCTAACGACTGTCGATACACCCCCCAATTTGCAACAATACCATAATATATATCTGTGCCGTCTTGTCTATGTCTATCACTTACACCAATAAATGCAGATTCGTCATTGTAATATAATTTAAGTACCCAGAACGCAGTTGTATTTGAATTGGCTAAAGCACTTGTTAAAGCTGTATCGAATGATAACAATTAATTTATCCTCGCTTGTCCCGTACTTATCGCTTTATTTATAGCCGGTATTATACTATTGGCTGCAAAGTTATGATCAATAACACCCATACCGCCAAAGTTCTGATTTATTGTAATCTTTGCGTTTGAAGCACCAGAGGCACTTGGAGCAGTTTGCGTTGGTGATGCTCCAAATAAAAAATTAGCAGCACTCATAATCATTCCTAAAGGTCCACTAGATATTGCCGACATAGCTTTCATTCTCGCTTGTAAAGCTTCTTGTATTTTTAATTGTGCAGTAATTAATATTTGTTGAAATAAAGCACGTTTAAAGGCTTCTGCAACGCTGTCACCCATAGCCGCTGATATTATTAAAGAAGTTGAAGTCTGTGCCGTAAACTTTGCTAAATTTTCAGAGGCTTTAGCAGACAAAGTAATTGTATTAGCAATGTTTTCTGTTCCTTCTGAAGATTGCTTTAATGCATCAGCTGCTTTCTGCAAATCTACCAAAACAGGCTTCATTATCTCTGCTGATCTTGGTGCTATTTCTAAAACTTTTTGAACTTGTTTAATTTGTTGATTAATTACATCAAGATTGCCACCTTCAATTGTTTCTCTAGCATCTTCAGCAATTTGTTTTAAAAATGTTTTAGTTTCTTTTGGCAAAGTTAAAAATCCAACTTGCTTAATAGCATTTTTTGTAAACTTTAAGAATTTTACTAAACCATCTGAAGCTGTTTCAACTGCACTAGAAAAAGTTGTCCCTAATGCAATTGAAGATTCTTCTAAAGCTGCTTTCATTCTGTTTATGTGGTCTGTTGAAGTAAGCGTTTCTGCACCAAGCTTATTAACTAAACCATTTGCTTGTAGCATTGCAGCATTTACAAAAGCTTGTTTTTTCTGTTGATCTGATAATTGTGAAACTGAAACACCAAGATTTTCAGCATAGTCTTTATATGCTTTATTTGTATCAACCATAATACCAAGATTGTCTAACATCAACTTTGATTGTCGTCCCAATCCTGTAACCATTGATTCTATTCCAAAAGTTGTATCTTTACCTAGAGAAGATGCAAGTCTTTGTGAAATATCAAATAATTCTGCCATTTGTTCTTCTGAATCAACAATTCCCAAAAGCATAGCATTGTTAGCTTGTGTCATTAATTGAGTGGAACTCATTGTGCCATCAGTAGCTTTTTGTAATTTTTGTAATGCTTGAGAAGAAAAACCAGAAGATTTTGCAAGATTATTAAAGCCTCTTTCAACTTTTTCAAAACGTCCAGATAATTCAATCATTCTGGTAAAGCCTGTAATTAAACCCCTAGCTGCATAGAAAGCTGCTCCAATTTTTACAGCACTTTTACCAATAGATTTTATACTATTATCTACACCTTTAAGTTCTTTTTTTGTGGTTTTAGCACCTCGAGCGCGAACTTTAATATTTAGTTTTTTATCAGCCATTATCTTTCTTTGCCTTTTCTTGCATACAAGCGTTAATTTCTTTATCTATAATTGTAAAACAATCAAGTCGGTGTGCAGAGATGTTGTCAAGTTCGCCAAGAGAAATGTTGAACCTTGTAGTATAATTATATTCATTAATCATATCTACCATCCACTTTTCAACTAACAAGCTACAATCTGCAAAGAAGGGAACAGAATAAAAGAGCATTTGACCATCGGTAAATTCTTTGCTCGTTTTACATACTTCATCTATTATGTCCCAAATATCTTCAATCGTTTGCACTCTCACAGACTCGTGCTTGTAAGTTACCGGGAGCTTCGCCACAGTATAGGGGAGGCTTCTATATATATCACGTGGTTCTGGTGTTCCAAAATGCCAACACCAAACCGCTAGGCTCAACCCCCGGAATCTTTTTTTGCCGGTTCAACACCTAAGTATTCTATAAATATTGCTTGTAAGACTTCATCGACTTGTGCCATTCCCATATCTTTAAAGTCATTTTCACCAACTCCCGCAATATCACCAACCTTTTCTAAAACTTCGTAATATGCTTCCACATCCATCTTGCCATCCCACCAGACTTTTGCATTTAACTTATGCAACTCACGTCTTTGTGCATACGTGCAATCATTTACGTCCCATTCTTTTTCATTTATCTTAATAATCATTTTGCCTCCCGATTTATTATGAAATTGCTAACGTCCAGATATTAGCCGTTGGCGAAGCTGCAAAGGCTCGAAACGGAATAGTCTGAAACATATGCGATCCACCGGCATCAACAGTTGAAGCATCAACCATAGCATCCGGAATATCTAAAGTAAAACCACTTGATTCATCAATTGAAATATTTACTCCCGTATCTGATCCACGAATTACACTCAACGCATCATAGATTGAATCGTCACGTTTTGCAGATAATGTTCCTGTTACTTCCCACGGAGAAACTTGCGTATATCCAAATGGTAAATAACTTGAATAGTCTTGTGAAGATATTCTTTCAAGTGAACGTGAACAAGTCATTTCCCAAGAGTCTAAAACAAGAGCTTCTGCATTAAACGAAGTTGTACTTTTTGAAAAGATTGACTTCGGTGCTGCTGTATCAGTTGAATCCGCAGTTATTGCGTTTGCTTCTTCATAAGGTGGGTATGCTGTCCAGAAAGTAGCATCGCAGATTAATTGTCCCGCATCTGACCCAACGGCTTCTTTTAAAGTAAACGATTGAACAATACAGCCTTTAACCGTTAAATCAGTAGCTGTTGCATCAGAACCGGCATTTTGAAACACTACCGTTGAGTGGTTTGCATACGCCGTTCCGTGTTTCATTATTGAACTATTGCTTGTTCCATTTCCTATACCAACAGTTGCAGCAAAATCCGCAGAACTTGCACCATCACCAAACGCCCATTGACATACAGCAAGAATCGCACTTGGTGTTCCTTTAAATGATACGTCAAAAGTGAAAGTGTTTAAAT